TAAACAGTAATTCAGCACTTGCAGTAGGTGCATAGTCAGCTCCGTTAAATCTCAGCTTGTTTATTGCAGAATCTGTAGAAGCGGCCATTGCAATAACTACATCTCTTATTTTTACATTTTCCTGAAGAGATCCTGCTGTTCCTATTCTTATTAAATTTTTAACTCCATAATCTTTCATAAGTTCTGTTATATAGATAGATATTGAAGGAATTCCCATTCCTGTTCCTTGTACAGATATTCTTTTTCCCTTATATGTTCCTGTAAAGCCTAACATGCCTCTAATATCTGTATAACAAAAAGAATTTTCTAAATAATTTTCTGATTTTTCGAGTTGAATATTCTCAAACTTAATATCCGTAACCAAACGTTCTAGTTCTTGATACTCATCGTCACTACCTGAAAAACAGATAGACAATACATCATCGGGATTAGAGTATTCAGTAATTATTTGATTTATAATCATAAAAATAGCTCAACCTTTAATAAGTGCTGTTTACTGAAGTTGTACAACTCTTACAAGGATAATAAATCCTCAGTGTGAATTGAAACCAAATATTTCAGCTGTTCCGGGTTTGGCTTCAAATATAATAAACTGGATAAATAGTTTTATCTGAGTTTGATTGATAGTAATGATTGTTTATGTTTGATTTAAAGTTATTTTTTCAAATTGAGATTCTGAAAAGCTAAACGAAGCAAAGAAATCTATTACTTATATATTGATTTGAGTTGGAATACTTGTTGTAAACTACTTTATTTTTGGAAATCGTTTCTAAGGCCTCTACAAGGCTCTCAGATTGAGCTCAGCTAGGTGGGTAATAGTCTTACTCCATTTTGAGACAAACTCAATCTAAGAGCAATCCAGAGTACCTAGCAAGCATTTCCTATTTCTACAGTATTACTAAAGGAGTAGTTTGTCCTATTAGCAATACATGATTGGTGTGTTTCTAAATCTGTTTCGATAATGAAACTCCTTTTGGTTAGGTTAATAGAAACGTTTATCTAACTACCTACCAGCACTAATAGGCGATTGCTGTATAGACAGCTTAATGACAATAAGTAGTTAGAGTAAACCCGAATACTACTACAGACTGATAGTAAGTACTACTCTCCTTCCCCTCTTAGTAAGGGAAGGAGAGTAGCTACAGTCTGTTTTAGCATTTAATGCGGATGAAGATGCCTTCACCGATAGCATCCGGTGTAATGGCTTCAATCAATGCACCATCTTCAGTGATGACATAAACATCACTGCCTTCCTCGTCAGGCTTACGGAAGCGATTGACGAATACCTGGTGAAGGATGTAGTATAATTCACCTTCATGTTCTTTATCCAGGGTATGCCATTCGTTGGCTTTAATACCGTGCTGACGGGATAGATTCAGTTCGCTCAGTAATCGTTTAATATAAACGACTGAGACTTTCCTCGGAATGCAGGTAGTCTTAGGTTCATCTGTATCCAGATTAAAGAGGTGAACAGCTTGACTATCGAACATGACTTTAAACATGTTCTCGACTTTACGCTTGTAAAGAGACTCTACATTAGCCGGTACAATCAATTTCTCGTATACCTCATCGTAGCAATCGATTACTTCGTCTACAGTGACATGGGTAATACCGAGCTCTACCAGAATCTTAGCAAATGCTTTATCCACTAACTGATAGAGACGATTAGCCAATACGTATTCTTTAGCACGTATCAGCACATCGTAAATATTGCTCTTGAATTCCGCAATGGTCTTACAGCCTTTAATCTCTTTTAAGAGTTCGTATTGCTGATTATTGGTGTAAGCATCATTGGTTAAGTAATGAAGTGTTCGTACCAGTCTGGCGTTTGGCATGTCTTTGTTGATGCCTGCCAGTATATTGGTTACCATCAACTCTTCATTAGCGGAATCACTGTATACCTTACGGAATACCGCCATATGACTTTCTACCTGATCACCACGCTCTTCAATCAGCTTCATCTGTTCAGCCATTTCCTCTTCAGTCATCTCCAAAGACTTCACGACTTTATTGAACTGATTAGCCTCATTGTCTTCACGTACCGGTACTTTGGTAGCAAAGATGTTTTCAGGTGCCTGTTTACCAGGAATCAGGTGGTCTTGATATTCCATAATTTCGTACTCTTCTTTCTCTTCTACCGTAAAGTACGGCAAGAAGGTATCATTATCCAGGTTTAATACCAGTCGGTAGAATCGACGGTCTACGGCTGGTAAGAGGTTTTGTTTCGGGTTAGCACGGAAGACAAAGTACTTTACGCCTTTGCGAATCACGTAACCGTAATCGCTTTCCCACTCAATGGCTTCCTCGTCAATTGGGTAGAGGTGAGCCGGAGCATGTTTGGCGTAATAGTCTTGGTGCTGTTTGTAAGACCAGAGAGAATGGTCATTATCAAACCAGAATACGTCTTCTACCACATCACCTGGATTCATGACATGTTGGGTTAAACCACCGGTATGGTTACCTTCATTAGCAACTGAACCGAGTGGGTGTTCTGGTTTAGACTCTACTACGGGAGAAGCGACTTCAATACTGCTGTAGCCTTCCTGATAAGAGTAGTCTTGGTCTAAGGAGTGAATGTCATCGAACAGTAAGGTGTCTGATTTCTTCACTTCTTCGTTTTCACGTTCCCAAGAAGGTCTAAACGGGGTATTGTTACTGCTCGGTTTATTACGACTGCCTTCTACCATGATGCCAGAGGAAGGCGTAGATTGGCTACTTTGGCTATCGTAGTAGTTACCGGTCTTAGCATACGGATTCGTACCCATACCGCCTAGGCTAGGATTACCTGGAGGCGGAGCAAACTGATTACTACCATAAGGGTTACCGTTAAAACCACCCTGTGGCTGCTGACCGAATGGAGTCTGCTGTGCTTGGAATGGTTGATACCCACGGTTAGCCTGGTTTGGTTGATACAGATTGCTGTTATTGTTGTTCTGGATATACGACAACTCTCTCACCATGTTCTGGCGATTTTGGATGTAGTTACGAGCATCTTGCTCTACACCGTATCGAGTCTGGTAATCCAGATTCATTTGGGCAAATACCGTATTGAAAATGCCATAAGGGATAAAGTCATGGAAGTGCTGTTCCATTAAACCGTATACCTGGTTTTGGTCGTTGACATTAATGCGGTTATTCGCAGCTGCCCACTCTAAGTGAACAAAGATGGATTCCAGCAACTCATCTCTTAAACGCTGGTCGTTCATGAGAATGTTGCTAATAATACCACGAAACTCATTGGGGCGCTCTTGAGCACCTCTCCAGAGTAACTGCTGAATAGCCTGCTGGATACTTTGGTGGTACCCAGCAGTGAGATAATAGCGATGATTCATCGTTGGTCCTTTCATGAAAAGACTCTCTAGTAGCTAATTAGAGAGAACACTATAGATTCGAAATTAGTGAGAAAAAGGAGATAATACTCGTTTACCTCCCTATCTCTTTAATGATATATACCCTTAATCTACTGGGTTCTACGAATACAATAAAGACGCAATCTCGTCAATCTTGTCTTTCAATTCAGGATTAGGAATCACGGTAAAGTCTTCAGACAGCGTCACATACGGATTAATGCGGTTACGTCCGGATGGGTCTGACTTAGACATGTCCAATGCACCAGAGGTTTCAATCAAGGATTCATGTAGAATATTCTTCGGATCATTGACATCGAATGTGGTGTTAGAAGTCCTAATCTTATCGGATTTCTCTTGTAATACCGCTAATCTACCTAATTTCAATAAAGGCAAATCAGTCGGATCTTCTACCGGTATAATCTCAGCGTGTTCTTTAATACGCAGGATTTCATCGGTACGAATCATGGCCAAGCAATTAACAATATCGTCAGGACGGATTTGTTTCTTCGGATTACTCAATTGCTCATTCTTTAAGTTACCCAATTTGTAATAACTGTTATTAACAGCCTTGGTGATGTTGAACAAGAGGTATTGTAAAACCTGTAATTGCTTACCGTATACGGTATTGGATTCGGATGAACGAGAAACTTCGGATACCATTTGGTTAAACTCGTTGATGATGAATACGAATAAATGGTATAAGGTTTCAAATGCCGGATAACCGATACGGGTAAAGTCATTCCTTACCATATCGTCCACATAGCCGTCTAATGACAACATGTGTTTGTTGATGAATTCCTTAATCACGGCATAGTGCTCATCGGTAGAGTGAATCGTTTCACCCATCATGCTTCGCCAAGCATCCGTATTATCAATGGTGCTGGGGTTCATGCGTTTGGGTGAAGTGAAGTGATCCAATACGTACATGATGGTACAGAATACACTTTTGGCACTCGGAGAATTCTCGAACTCTTTCCTATCGACTAGGAAGAGGAATTGTTGTGGGTTGTAGAACTTATAAAGATAGGTTCTGGCTGGTTTCTTATCTGCGGATTCAATCACCACCCATTTCTCTTTAGGGTAGTTGTTTTGCTCTTTAACAAAGTCCTCTTTGCTCATCATGATGAAGTTCTTGATATTGAACATCTTGAGCGTCTGAGTTAACCCGAATTTACACACTAGGTAATGAACTAATGAGCATTTCATCTTCACCATCTTCTCAACCAGATTACCATCGGATGGCTTATTGTGGATATCGCTATAGTAAACAGGAGCGTATTCACGAGTACCATCTACGTGGAACTGATAGTTTAAACGTTCAAACCAGAGTTTGGTTTTAATCAGTTTAATGAAAATGGAATTGGGTTTTACCGTAACGATACCATCACTCACTACCGGAGTAATGATGTACTTTACGTTATTGAGATGGATGAAACCAAACCGAGAGATGAAAGGAAGATAAATCCCTTTCTTAATAATCTTACCTTCCCATTCGAATAGGTAGTTTACGACACGGACATCATTGCGGTTAATGTCGTATTTACGAACGGAATTAGAGGTAGGCTTCGTGAGGATTTTATAACCCTCAATCGGAGAAGCTCTCTCGTAACCTAAATACTTTAAACCTTCTGGGAAGGCAATAGAGTTCATTCGAAATAGGTGGTCTACGAAATCAGGGATGCTTTTGCTCTGATAATAAGCGAGACCTTCACCTACTCTAGGATCGATTTTAGGAGTATTTTCTTTAATTAACTGCATTAATCTTGGGTTCAACTTACACTCCTTTTCGTCGTTGATTTACAATAGATTACATTGGAAATATAAAAGAACTGGGTGTTCTGTAGTCACTTTACCAGATCGCCTATACTGAGTAAAATTCCTACAGAACTGACTGGTCAAAACCAGTCAGATAACGCGCTGAAGATAGATTTTATCTCTTTCTTAAAAATTATCCCGAGACCGACCGCACCTACTATACCTACACCTGCAGCGACTACGGGGTTTACGGCTACTGGAGCTAACCTAGAGAATCCGGAGACAGCGGCTTTCTTACCGCTACTCTTAAAGAACTCCCTTAGGATAAGGATTCCACTTAACACTGTACCACCTAAGCCAACTACTTCCCGAATAGTCTTGTACTTGCTATCGGTCAGCTTAGCTTCTATATCCAGTATCTTCGCTCTTAAATCGAAGTCTTTAATCGTAACGTCTTTCTCATTGGTACTCTTCTTAGTCTCTAAATCGTTTTCAGATACCCGCTCTTTATTCTGGGCTATCTTCATGTTCGCTTCATTGCTATTGAACTTAGAGAATGCATCGCTCATGTAAGCTTTGGCTTTGTCGATGTCGTAGAAGATACCAATCTCTTCTAATCGTTTATCGATTATCTCATTTTCTTCTTTATTCTTCCCTTTAATGGGAATTTCAATAATCTCAGGTGTGTCATTTAGCCACTTCTCTCTACCATTGAAGATAATGGTCATGCCTGACTGCTCACCTGGCTTAGGTTTTCTAGAATGTTTACTGATTACCTGGTTGCCTAATCGTACATAAACACACATGTCTACTTCAGAGACGAAATGAAAATGCATCAAGCTATCTTCTGTTTTCATCTTTTCCAGAATAGCAGAAGCAATCACGTTATTCTCGCTATAAGGACTATAGCTCTTGCTTTTCAATACGGCTTCATTAGCAATGGTTAAACCACTGTTCTTGTCGAATACCGTTTTGTTTCTAAATTCACCTTCTGGAATAAAGATAAAGAAGACATCTGTAAAGACTGGCTGAATAGTGGTTTCTCTTTCCAACCAACGACTGATGATACTGTCCACAGTACAGAAGTCATTTTTAATCGAATCAGCCATCTGCTTACTCATTTTCTCTTTAATCTTAACGGTAATACTTGGATCATTCCATCGGTTAATGAAGTAATCCAATAACATTCCTTCTACCGATTCATGATTAGGCTTTAAACCTCTCTTCTGGTAATGGTCAATGGTCTTCATGAGACACAGTGCCGATACGGAAAACTCGTATCGATAATAGACCCCTTTGGCAATGTTTTGGCCTCTAGGGAAACCTAAACGATATAAGTCTTCTCCATTACTGGTTTCGTAGCCGGTAACCAATAGAGGACTTACGGTAGTGGTGATACCGTTTAACTGAGATACCGTAATTGGGTTTCTCGTGAAATTGAATACCGATGTCTTAATGTCGATATTGTCAGTAGACATACCACAGCTATCCATCTCATTGAGATTGTTTAGCCAATGAGCGTGTTTCTCACGGGCTCTGGCTTCACGAGTAGCCAATTCCTCTTTAGCAGTGTAGGGATTCTGGTAAGGGTAGAAGTAAGCAAACTTATTGTTCCTCTCTTCTATTTCTTTTACTCTGGCTTTCTCAGCCAGTGAAGCTTCGTGCTCTGCTTCCATTAATAAGGTAACTACCTGGTTTCTACTGAAACTAACATTCATGTTATCAATGTAGTAGCTCAAGTCACCAGGAATGAATTTGGATTCTGCATTAATATTAACACCATCCATTCAGGTTCCTCCTTTAAAACTGAAAAATTAAAAATAGCTATCTTAAAACCTTTTAGATTTCAATACCACATTGATAATATAGAGCTGTATTCCTTTGGAATACGCTCTGCAGTGTCTAGACCAAAGGTCTAGTAAGCTATAGTTTTATATTCTAATTGAATATACTAGCAACACAGCATAAAACTCCTACTCCCTCTACCCGTAATAGGTAGAAGGAGTAGAGAGTCTTACAGGGATTAGCCTTTTACGGTGTTACCGTATAGCTACTCATTAGGGAGTAACTACTTTGTTTTCCACATGGAACGGTACACGTTTCTGTACAGCTTCGCTCAGGTTCAATACACCGATGCGAACCAATACAGGCAGGTGGCAGATGTGGCTGAACCACGGTTGTACCATCACTTCGTGTTGGTATTTGCTGCCACGGGCACGGTCAAGGATACGCGGAATTTCACGTTTATCCAAGCAGTTACCGAACCACAGCGGTACAGACAGGCTACCAGAACGCGGTACACCGAAGGACATGAAGATGGTACCAACGCTACCGTCTTTACCACCATCTACCAAGCGGTCATCAGAGCACTCCTCCAAAGTAAAGTCGAAACCATTACCCAGAGTACGAACATCACCTTCACGGAAGATGAATTTGCTGGTGAACACGTCAGCGATAGCGATTACGTGCGGACGGAAGCCAGAACCACCCATATCGGTCAACTCGTAAGCTGCAGCCAGTTCAGAAGCAGTGTATGCTTTAGTAGCTTCAGCCAACAGGAAGTTGGTCAATACGGAAGAAACGTTGTTCAGGCGGTCGCTAGACTGCAGAGATTGTACAGTAGCCAGAACATCCAAAGAAACGTCACGTACGTAGCTCTTAGCGAAGTACTGACCGACACCTACAGAAGAGTAAGCGAAGGGTTCAGCAGTTTCCAGCTGTTTGGGCATACCTTTCAGCATGGTCAGGATGTCGTACAGGGCAGTGATGGCTGCATTGGTACGACGAGCGAAGGTAGTCTTAATCAGGCTGTCTACGCGTTGAGCGTCAGTGATTTCAGTTTTCTCATCGAACGGACGGCGAGAAGAAATCGGAGAGTGCAGACGTACACCGTAGATAATACGTTGTACACGGTCTTCCAATACCAAGCCATGTTCGCGGATGTTGCTGTTGGTGCGAGTAGCGTCGATTTCGTAACCAACGATAGAGCATTTCTGCAGAGCAGTTACCAGAGCGGCACCATCACCAGTGGTCATGTCTACCAATTCTTTGGTATCGGCTTTGCGGATAGCTTTTACTTTTACGTTAGCAGCATTCAGGCTAACAGTACCCAGGTCGGTGTTACCAGTACCGGTTACGTTGAACTGGAGCAGGGCTTCGAGTTTCTTGTCTTTCAAAGCTTGCAGTTCAGTCGGCAGTTGACCAGATTTAACGCCTTTGGTGTTTTCGTCTACCAAGTGGGTGTTAACATTATAAATCAACTGGATGCCTTCACGGTCGCCATTGGGGGCGTAAGTGAATTGGGCTTGTTGGTGGAACTGGAGGTTTTCGAACAGTACGGTGTCGTTACCTACTTTCAGACCCAGGGTTTTCAGACGGGGGTTACCAGAAATCTGGTCAGTATCGTCCTGCATACCCAGACCAATCATGCGGTCAGTCTGTGCCAGAGCGATAATGCGGATTTCTTCATTTACTTTCAAGAGAGAAGTAGTGAAGGTTTCACCGTAGTCAGAAACCACTTGACGTACCGGCAGGATGCTGGTATCAACGAATTTGTCATCGTTTTGGCCTTGGCGGAATACCGGTACGATATCGGTGAAGTTAGACTTCAGGATAGAGGCATTACGCAGGGCTTTGATGATGTGTTTCTGGTTACGCCATACATCACCGTTACCAGTCAGGTCGTATTCTTTAGAAGTGAATACAGTAGACAGGGCTACGTCGATGGTGTAGTTGTTCTGGGTAGAGTCCAGAGAAATGGTCGGGAAGAACAGTTCGGCGGCTTTAGACTGTTTCTCAGCTTTTACGTTGTAAGAAACGGTCATGGCCAGGGTGTTCATCATGCCATGTACTTCGAAGGACTCTTTAGAGAGGTCCAGGTTAACCGGAGAAACTTCGGGTTCACCACCGATTACCGGTACCACTACGCCTTCAGGGCGCTCAGCGGCAGATTTCAGGTAAGCTTCAGGGTTAGAAGCGATAATCATGGATTCCTGGATGTTAGCCACTTCGGCAGGAGTCAGTTCGATGTTTTCGTCTTGACGCAAACCTTCAGCCAAAGTAGTGGTGGCTTCAGGAATACCGGAAACGGCTTCGGTCAGTTCGCTTTGCTGTTGAGCAGACAGAGACTCGGTAGACAGGAAAGCCTGGCCGAGAATCTGGGCGGCTTCGGTAGCGAGGCTGATGGAGTTAAAGCTTTCTTTAGCGGCATCACCAATCCGTTGCTCACGGCTCGGACCACCAAAGTCTTTACGAGTTTTGGAGAATAAGAACATATTTTTAACCTTTTACGTAAAAGTGCAAAAATTCAAAACGAAAGTATTACGACTGTAGTTATACCAGAGATTCTAAGTATAAAGAGTGTACAGGGGATTGAACTATACATTCTTCAGAATAGAATACAGCCGATTTACGCAATACTGATTTTACCAAGTCCTTGTGGTAGAGGTAAACTTGTTCCTGATTGGAATCACCAGTAAGGGCAAACGGTACTGATACAAAAAAGTATTGTCCATTGTTAGATGGAGTAATACTTTCATAAGTAGAAACTTCCTTGTCTGTCAAGGAGATTCCGCTTATTACCTTTTTCACTACTTCTCTAATGTCAGCAGTGAAGGTGTCTACAGAGTAATCGCTTTCACCTGATGGTAAAAACAAACTAGCGACTTCATTAGGGTCACTATTTTCGAGCCAGGATTGACGTACATCTAATGCTTCGCTCAACAGGGGAGCAAATTTTACAAATGCAGGCAAGTCCTGTAAAAAAGAAAAATCGATTTGTGTTAATGCGTTTTTGCTCAATGCATTAAGACACACTAAAGTCCTTAAAGCCCCGAGAGACAGGACTTTCTTGACTTTATCATAGTCTATAATGTCCGCTACACCGACATTAACGGCTTTCAAGTCTTCAATAATCGGTTGAGGAACAAAGATCAGTTTAGGAAAACCCATCGTTTTAGTCCTTCTAAAACCCATGAAAAAGTCACGGGAAGTGGTTTAAAAATTAATAGTCGGTTTCCCTGTATCGAAAGGTACTAATATGCCTAAAGATAACAATAAAACCTACGTATTGCTGGATAATTCATAGTAACTCGTTCCATAATACACTAGTGAGAATTTAGGCTAATGGAAATAGCAACAAGTTTAATCTAAAGATAGGCAGAAAAACGATGGATGTAAAAGCATTACTGGCTAAAGCCATTTCTCTTTTATATCGAGAATCTCAACTCGATGAAGACAATTATTCCCAGTCCATGATTAACGACATCATCAACGGACTGAAGATTAACGGTGCTGACTTGTCTGGTACCGATAATACTTTAAATGAATTGAAAAACGTGATTATCAACATGATGGATAGAAGTGTACCCTTGCCTATCCATGATTTGTTACAACACGTCAAGATTGCCTGTGGACAAGACAATGTATTGTTCGAAGCCATCCAGGATAACATTGCTTACGACTTACCAAAAGAAGACATCAAGAAAACGGTATTGAGTTATCGTTACGAGTTAGAGAAGTATCTAAAGAATAAGAAAGCTCAAGAGACACTAGAGAAGATTACTTTCGATTTGAAGTTCAATAAAGACAAGATTGACAATGTAGAGCAATACCTAAGCAGTAATCTACAAAGACTGACAGACATGGTTAGCCACCAAAGCAACGACATGCCTGGTTTGATTTGCGAAGTAGACATCAGTGATGAAGAAGCAGTGAGAGAGTTATTGGAGAATAAGGTAAAACAAGCTGATGGTTCTAAACTGGTGAAAATGCCTTGGCAGGGATTGAACAGAATGACCCAGGGTGGTTATCGCTTAGGTGACTTTGTCCTAGTAGCCGGCCTTATGGGTAATGGTAAGTCCCTAACGAGCAGGCACATGTTCATTTCGGCTTGTATTTTCAATAACCCTAAGAACCTACAAACCAATCATGACAAGAAACCATTAAACGTCTTGTTTACCTTCGAGGATTCAGCTGACTTAGTGGTAGCAGACTACTACTCTATTCTACAGGCTAATCTAGAGAATAAGAAAGTCACCAAAGAAGACTTCATGAAACTCTCCCCTACTGATGCCGCTAAATACATTAAAGAGAAGCTAGAGTCTACTGGTTATACTTTAAAGATTATCAATAGTGACCCCAACAACGTGTCTTACTTAGATGTTATCAATAAACTGATGGATTACGAGTCTCAAGGCTACGAAATCCATACTTGTCTTATTGACTACGTTTCCCTATTGAGTAAGAAAGGTTTAACCAATACTCGTTTGGATACCGATATCCAGGAGCTCTTTAGACGAATTAAGAACTTCTGCATGGGTAGGAAGATATTGTTTATCTCTCCGCATCAGCTCAGTACTGAAGCACTGGAATTGAAACGAAATGGTGCTAAGTACTTAGCAAGAGACGTAGCGCCTTTGGGTTATTATCAAGACTGTAAAGGTTTAGGACGCGAACCTGAATTAGAGATTGCGGTAGATATCGTAAAAGACAATGGTAAAACCTATATGTGTTTTGGTAGGGGTAAACACAGGGGCGTTGGAGACACGCCGGAACAAGACAAGTTCTTCATCATCCCGTTTAGTGATAAAGGCTTACTCTGGGACATCAATGGTAAAGATACCTCAATGAGTAAGTTTGGTCATGCCAGAACAGAGGAAGGTGATGAGGTGTCTTACTTCGGTCCTGAATAGCGTCATGACCTAAATAGTGGTCCTGAATAATACAAACTAATTCTATACTCTCTATTGCTCTTTAGTGGGCAATAGAGAGTATATTATATTTGTTTCATTGCCTAGTATGTTAATATTTATTTTTGAATTATCGGAACAAGGTGATTTTCAATGAAAGTAAAACTAGACTTATCGGCTAAAGAAAACTTTGGACGTTTACTCGTAGCGGCTGGTCTCTTAACCAACCAGACTGACAAGTATACTTTAACGGATGTAGAGACTTTAGAAGAAGATGGAACCAATACCATTGGCAATGTAGAGGTCAATGGTAGAAAGACTAAAGTGAGATGGAACCGACTAGGTAATGATATCATCTCTATCAACAAACTAGAGGTATTCGGTACAAAAGACGGAGTGGATGATAGCTACATCTTCAGTGATACGGATATTAAAGAAGCACTGAAGAGTAAAGGACTGATTGATACGGAGTACTTCTTAAACCAACAAAGCGGCAATAACATCATTGTTGCTACTCATGCAGACGGTGCAATTTATAGAGACATCAATCTCTATCTCCATGTTACACCTCTTAGCGCAGATAGCTTAGAGGACTTAGATTTAAATCCGAATGAAACGCCTGCAGATTACCTGGAAGCGTATAGTTCTGGTTTAGGTGAACCGCTAAGTAATGGCAATGATGATTCTAATCCGAATTCTGAAATTGACTTCTTGGCAATCTACAACAACGCATTGCAGTAATGCAATACTGATATAAGGATAAAACACAATGGCAAATCTGAAACAAGTGTTTACACAAATTGGTGCTGACATCAAGGGACTGAAGGCAGGTCAAGCTAAAGTAGGTGACTTGAATAACTTGACGACTACCGATAAAACCAATCTGGTAGCTGCCGTGAATGAGGCATTGGCTGCTGCTAAAGCAGGTGGTGCTGAAGACACGACCGATTACTTGGCTGCTTACACCACTGCTCGTGACAACTAAGTAAAAAAAGAATAGCTAGAGAACCACTACTCTCCTTACCCCGCAATAGGGTAAGGAGAGTAGCACTCTATTCAGTTACCATGGATTGGTAGAGAATACGACATTGGGATACAGGAGTTTACCTGAATGGTTAATCCAGGTCTTCATGTAGTAATTCCCTTTATCGTCTTTCACCATACGGATAGCTAAGTCTTTAGCTGCTTTCTCTTCAGCTTCGATAATGAGCTCAGCAAAGTCTTCAATACCATCGGTTTCTTGCACCCTTTCGTTACTTACTGTCTGGTTAGTGATTTCGCAAATCTCTTCCAAACCGTAGTGCACGATGGGGTAACTGAACTTACCAATAGTAATGTAGGTCTCCTCTACAGAATCCTCGGTAACGTAACCTAAGGGTAGGTGACCAAACTTATTACTGAATTCAGTATAGCTGCCGTTATTGAGTAGCACCGGTACGTAAACCACAGCATTATCTACACCAGAACGTGAGTTGATGTCCATCACGAAGTCTCTAGTGGCTTTACGATAAAACACTTTACCAGCAATGAGACCTTGATGGAAACCCTCTTTATCCACAATACCAGGAATGAAGATACCGTTGTCTTTCAGCTTGTCCTTCAGTTCAACCAGTTCTTCATCTTTCAAATCGTGGAGTAAAGTGTGGTAGACATGATTGGTATAACGAATACCAAAGTCTTTAAAACGAGCATCCATACCACTACTTAAACCAATCAAGAGCTCACGACCTACCACCAATTCCAAACCACTACCAAAAGCACCGAATGAGCGGAATAGCTCTTTTACCAGGTACTGAGGAGTAATGTAATGGATCAAGTCTTTCAGTGATGAACCACCCACTAAGTCTTTTACATTACTGTAACGCTTAAAGACTTCATTAATCTCTTCGGTTTTCTGGTTTACTAAGTAAGGTAAAGGATAATAGAGGTTAACTTGAGTGATTTCCTTTCTCAGGATTTTGTAAATATCCCTCAGTACGAAATCAGGTACCACAGAATCACTGTTACTCGGTGCATTGAATACGATGAAGTAAACAAATACCCCTTTCTCTGTTCTATCCATCAGGTAACGTACGGTTAATGGATTACCGTGCTGTCCATGGGTATCTAAACACAGGTTCTCCAGTACTTCCATTTCCTTAGAGATGTGTTGGGTAGTGACTTCACCACCTTTACCAGAGAGATAGGTATCAATGGCGTCACTACGAGTAACGTAGATAGAAGCCAAACCATGTTCAGCAATCTTCTTTATCTCTTGGTGATTTAACTGATAATCCCCTTTAACGAATACCGGTAAGTGGTAGAATTGACCACCCATCTTACGGAAGTAGTCCTCGATAGAATCAATATAGCTAGAAGCCATCAAGTAACCGTAGGTTTGTCCATCGACTACCAGGGTATTGATGTCTCTATCACCCACCTGAATCAAGTTATTGGAAGGAACCTCATTTAAATCAAAGCAGAGGAACCCATATTCACCTCCTACTGTGTTTATAGCATAGAGTTCAGCCAATACCAAATCAGTAAAAACAATGCTGTGTTCGGTATTATAGGTTTTACTATAGATTCCAATCTGCTCATGACTACCATCCTCTTTCATCTTGACGGGAATAAAGACGAGGTTTTGGTTGTATTCAGCAGGGAAGTAACGGTCGCAGTTAAACCAGTTTACTTCTCCACCCACTACTAGATTACCCAACTGTGCTAGAGGGATAAGCTTTCTATCCTCAGCTAACTTCTTACAGGACTCACGATACACTTTCTCGAAGAAGTATACAGGGTCCATTTTAATGGATTTATAGCGTTCATTCTCATTGTAGTAGTGATTGGCTACTTCATGAGAGATACGTGGACTGAATACCGGTAAACCGATTACAGGCTCTTCTTTGAATTTATCAATAACTTGATTGACGACTTCAGTGAAATCGTATTTTTCCTTAGACATGTTAAAGACTCCATTGAGTTAAAGAATACATAACCTACTCTCTCTACCCCTTAGTGGGGTAGAGAGAGTAGCTACATCATGAAATACAGATAAGACTCAGTCTTTTAGAGAGTAAATTACTCTTTAGTAGTGCTCTCTTCGACTTTACCACCTGCTTCTTTAATTTGCTCGTCAATCTTAGCATTTTCCTCAGCAATAATCTTATTGCTATTGGCAATGCAAGAACGCAAGGTATTGACGGCAATGCGGCACTGACCTACACGATGCAGAGTATCGTTATAGGCCATAGCCAAATCTCTATTGTACACAATGTTGTGTTTGGGTACTTCACAGCTGTTGACTGCCGGACAATCCAGAGTTTTGTAACGGGTAAAAGTCAATACTCTGGGTTTGGTAGCACAGGCGCTTAAGAGTACCGCAGTAAGTAATACGGTTAAGTAACGCACGTTATCCCTCCTAATGGAAAATAGTTCGTCTGTTTCACTGACTCACTCCCTCTCTGACGAGAGTAGGGTTTAGTTACTGGAAGACCAAGCAGCCAATACTGAAGCGGGTACTTTCTGTTCTGACCAACCTTCTTTGTCTAGGGCATGTACCAGTTTTCTTTCAGTGACTTTATTGGCTTCTTCCAACATTTGAGTGTAGGTATCTCGTATTATTTAGGGAGAGTATTTAACGCATTAGCTTATGCAGTTTTGGCTTATATTGCCATTCGATTATCAGGTAAAGCTAAGCAACTTATAATGATGGTTGCGTTTATTCCAATGAATTTAGTACTAGCTGGCTCATATAATCAGGACAGTGTATCACTCGGATTGGCTTATATTATCGTATCACTCTTTATTAGTTGGGTTAGTGATAGCGAGAAGAAGGTAAGAAATAGAGATTTGATTCTTTATGTCATCATTTGTTGCCTTCTAGCCACGAT